CGATGAACGGCACGTAGTTCCAGCTGGCGCTCGACCATGTGACGCTGGTGTTGGCGTAGTAGCTCTGCCACCGCTGGTAGGTAACACCAGCAGCGTCATAGATGCGGAGGTATTGGCTTTGCGCTCTCATCAGGCCATGCCCAGCGCGATGCGTGCAGATGGCGTGCGCAACCGGCCGATCACGCCTTCAGCGGTCAGTCGCATGGCGCGCTCCATGTCGGCCACTGTGACGTAGCGCTGGCCGTCAAACTCCATCACCGGGCCGGTGGTTACGTTGATTGTAAGAGGGGGTGCTCCAGCGCCGGAACCTTCGGAGGGGATGGCGTCTTCGCCGCGTTTGCCGAAGAGGTAGCTGGTGGCGAAACCGGCGGCCTTGGACTCGGGCACGATGTATTCGGATTCGCCGCCTTCACCGATAAGGCCGAGCGTGGGGCGATTTACGACGCCACCTTTGGCGAATGCCTTGAAACCGCCTGCCCAGAATGCGCCATCAGCAGCCTTCTTTTTGGGAGTAGGTGCAGCACCGCGAACTGCGTTTAGGCGTTGCTGCTCGATGAAGGCGCGGTTGATGTAGTAAGCGGCATTTTGAGCGTTGGCAGCTACATCGGACATCGCGTCGGCAAACAGTTGGGTCTTCTGTGTGCCCACTTGGATGGTGCCCACCAGCTGACTGGTTTGACTTTCAGTATTTATAGTTTGTTGAGCAATGTATCCCATAGCACCGGCAAGAAGATCCGCTTGGTACTTAGACATGCCGATTTCGTCGCTGACGAGCTTTTGAGCGAGGGCGCTTTCTGCTTGAAGAACTCGTGTGCGGAAAATTGCTGCCGCAACAATGTCTTGATAGGCAGCTATCTGCTTAGCGGCAGCTACTTGATCGTACGCGTTCTGCAGGGCATCTCTTTGAACGCCGAGTGCAATATCGTAAGCGGAGGCAATTCTATTTATTTGTTCTGGTGTGTTTCCCCGTGCTACAGCCTGTGCAATAGCTATCTGCTTTTCTGCTACAAGTTCCCGATATTTCAGCTGTACAAGACGTGCCTGCAGTTCAGCTTTCTGTACTAATAGTCTGTTATTTAGTATCGCTTGGGTGTATTCAATTTCGGCAGCGCGAACTTGCTGGCGGAACTGAGCTATGGCGATGTTATACCGTTCGGTTGCAGTGGTGGCTAAGCGGTACTGACGCTCCAGTTGAGCGCCGTACAGGTCGTTTATTGCAGCTTCGGCCGAAAGTTGAGCTGTGCGGACTTGGTTGCTGGTTTCCAGGGCGCTTATCTGGAGGCGTACAGCTTCTGCTGCTCGGTCGTAACGTTCTTTGTTGGCTTCGATCTCTAGGCCCTGCTCCTGCAGCAGAGTTTTTATGCGTACTTGCTCGATGGCTATGGCTTGTGCAACTTGGATTTCTCGGACACCTTTCTCTACTTGGGCTGCGGTAGCACGTGCGTTATCTCTGCGGAATTGCAGGATCTTTTGTTCATACTCGGCATTTATCCGATTGATTTCTAGTCCACGATCTAGTTCGAGATTGATGAGTTTTTCGGCTGTAGTGCGACCGAGAGTGCGTTGTTTTTCAAGGGCCAGATTTTTGGCAGTATTGTAATTTTCGGTGACTTGTTTGTCGATGGCAGCCTGGAGCACAGCGTTGCGCTTTTCTTCTTCTTCCGTGATGGCTTTTGCGCCGTTGAGAGTATTACTGAGGAAACGTCCCAGGATGGGGAACTTATTTATGACTTTGCGGACAAGTTCTGCGCCCCAGGCACCGACTGTGGTGACAAGAAGGTTTGTATATTGAAGGATTTTTGTAAACCCGCTAAGGAGTAGTGATAGAGCACTAACAAACGGAACGCCAATAATAGATAGGGTGCCAGATACAGCACCTAAAAACTGGTTCCAGATGTTGACGAGCGCGTTTGCGTTGCCCGATATGTCGCTTACTGCCTGCGGGATCATGCCCGTTTGAGCGGCTACTTCTTCGGCGGCGATGGCTTGGGCTGTTTGGGCGTCGCCGGCTTCGATGAGGCGGCGGACAGTTGTATCCAGTTCGGCGTTAACGAATACGACGCTTTCGCGCAGCTTGTCCATGTCGAGCATGTTCAGCGCGTTGCCGATTTCGGTGATGCGGCGCTGGGCGTCTTCGAGAATTTGGCCGATGGCAGAACCAAGGATCTGTCCGCCAAAACCTTCACCGAAGAAGGAACCGATAAGGCCGCCAGCCACTTGACCAGCGCCGCCGCCAAACAGCAGCGGAAAGCCGGCACCAAGGGCGATATTTTCTGCTGTCGCTTTAGGGTTAAAGTCAAGACTGCCTGGACGTGGAGCACCACCACGGCCGGGAGGTAATGCCGGCCCTTGAGGTCCGAAACCTGCGTCGGCGGTCGGAACAATTTTTTTCTGTAAAAGTGATTCTTTTTCTATAAGTGCATTCAGCCTAGTTTGCGCTGCAATTTGATCGTTTTTGGCTTTTACAAGATCATGTACCGCGTCTAAGTCCTCCTGTGTACCCATAGAAACTTTATTCATATTTTGCCACGCTTTTTCTAGTGCTGTGTTGTAAGCATTTATATTTTGTACGTCAAATCCGGCTTTTACTTGCTTAGCGTTTAGGGCGTCTATCGCAAGACTTGATTGCTTTAGCAGTTTGTTAAGGGCACCCAGTTCAGCAATACCTACAACGCCGATCTGGATTTCAGCTTTGTAGGACACGGCTGGCGGCGTAATCTGGTACTTCAGTTTACGCCGTAAAAAAGCCGCCGGGTTAGCGGCGGCGTTTGGCCTTGTCGATGGCGGCTTGCTCGGCGTCGTGGCGGATCTTGTAGTACAGGCTCCAGCCGAGTAGTTCGTCTTCGGTCATGCGGCTGCGGAGTTCAGCCAAGGTCAGGCCCAGTTTTTCGGCAACGTAGAACTGGGTTTGGAGGTAGGTGTCCTTTTTGAGGGCAGCCTCAAACGCTTTTGGTGTCGGTCTCCTCCGAATCATCGGTCAGGATCGCCAGCATCAGGGCCTGGAGGTCTTTGTCCTTGACTTCGTTTTTGAGCACGTCGAGTTCGGCGGCCTTGAACATGCGGGCGCCAGTGTCATCGCAGGCTTTGTTGATCAGCAGCTGGATGGCGAAGGCGGTGGCGTCGTCGGACTTGGCCTGCTTCTGGGCACGCTCGCGCTCGGCCATGGTCAGCGGCGTCACCCACATCTCAAATACGGAGCCGTCGCTCAGTACGACTTCCTTTTTGGTGGGCTCCAGGTTGGCCGCTTTGCGGAGGCGTTCCAGTGGGCTAAGAGGTGCGGAGGCAGCCATGGGCTAGGTTGATGGGTCACGCATTAGTGTAGCGGAGTAGAAATAAAAAACCCCGGCGGGAGAGCCGGGGTTCGGGGATCCATCACACCAGCAGGTTATCAGGACTTGTAGAGGTCGAAGGTGGGGGCAGCGCTCGGGCGGAAGGCAATTTCCACGCTCTGGCCGTCGTCGGGATTGACGGTGAGGCTGGCCGAGGTCAAGATCACGGGCACGGTGATGGAACGGCTGAGGGTGTCGTTCACGGTGCCGCTGACCGAGATGCGGTCGATGTACAGCTTGACCGTGGCACCAGTTTGGTTGAACTGGACCACATCCTCGATCATGCGGCTGGACAGTGCCGTGTCGTCGTCGGTCGTATAGACCGTGGCAGTACCAGAACCGTCCGCAAAGCCGGTGATGTAGTTGCGGAAGGGGGCGTACTGGCCGGGGGTCTGGCCAATCGTGGTGACGTCGATCTCGGAGCGGGTGATCTCAAAGCTCCAGTCGCGCACGCTGCCCACAGCTACTGGGGCGGTGTACACGATGCTGGCGAAGTTCGCGCCAAACACGGAGGGTTGAGCGGTTGCCGTAGCGGCAGCGCCACCAGCCGTCGAGCTGATGGTCATGATGCCGGTGGCGGGGACGTAAGTCTTGACGAAGTACGCACCAGCGGCGATTGCGTTGGTGGTCGTGGCGCCGACGGGGTAGGTCAGGGTCACGGGGTCGTTGACCTTGAAGCCGAGGTAGGTGCCAACGGTGATGTTGGAGCCGGTGGCGGGGAAGGCGGTAGCGACGAGCGTGGTAACAGATGTACCAGCGGGGGTGTAGTACAGGGCGCCGGAGGTGCCCGAAAGAACGGTGGCCATGGGAGGTACCTAAAGAGGTGTGGACGCGGGCACGGCCCGGCTTAGTACAGGTTAGCTCCAGTGATTGGAACTATTAAGTTGTGATGGTTGCCTGGAAGCCGGTCTCGATGCGAGATATAAAGAATGGCGTAAAAGCGCGGCGGGATTGTTGATCGGGGACAGTGCCGCTGAAGTTAGGGCTGAACGAGGGGCCTTCGATTGAGCCGGTGCGGGTGTAAATGCCTGTTGATTGCTTAGGCGTGTCATTGATTGTCTTAAGAATGTCGTATGCGACTTGGATTAGTTCTTGATTGCGGGCGGGGCCTTTACCTTTTGGGGTGTAGGCGCGGATTACGATTACGCCGCGCACGTATTCGTGGTTGGTTGTCAGGCTGGATTCGGTTGTTAGGCCGAATTGGATGTTGACGTGGACAAACTCCTCGGCGCTGTCGGCGCCGTCGTTCATCACGTTGTCGAAGTACACCGGGACGGATGGCACCAGCGTGTTGTATGCCGTCAGCAGTGGGGCCTCGAATACGGCGCGGATGTTCTGGTAGTTCATCGGCGTCTCATGGCGATCTCGATTGCCTTATCAATAGCACCGGCACGCAGGTAGATGCTGAACCAGTCCATTGGAGCGGTGCGCCTGTTTCCGCCTGTGCCGGTTAACAAGCCTCGAATACCTTTTTGGCGCTCACCTATTTTTTCGATGGGGTTAATCGGTTTCGTGCCCGG